AATTAAAACGTATTTCTAAACTCTACCCATTAGATCAAACGGCAGAGATGGCACAATGGTCACATGCATTTAGTAGTGGTGGTGATAACAAAGCCTCCGCATCCAAGCCCACAACGCTTGGGAATATCAAAAGCATGCCAGTTTTAAATTCCTCCGCTGTCACAGATAAAACGCCCGTAGCAAATATACGAGCGCAGATGTTATCTGGTAAGTGGAAATAATTAGGGAATAGTTCTCTAGCCACTACCAGTTTATTTGGAGATGGTAAATGGCTAATCAATTGATTAATACGACCCTCGTATCTAATACCGCCCTTGCAATGTTTGCAGTTAATGCACCATTTGTAATGACAGGTTCACGAATTTATCAAGATGACTTTAACAATTCAGGTTATAAAATTGGCGATGCTCTGCAAGTTCGTCGTCAAAATAACTTTGTTATTGGTGATGGTTCAACAGCAACACCACAAAATATCATCGAAACAGTAGAAAATATCGTAGTTGAACATCAATATCACGCTTTAATTGCCTACACGATCCAAGATTTGAGCTTGAGAATTGAAGATTTTAGCCGCATGTTTATTCAGCCAGCAATTCAAAATATCATTTCACAAATGGAACATGATATTTCAGTTGCAGCAGAATTAAGCCTGTATTTTTTCACAGGAACAGCCGGCACACCGATTAACTCATTTGGTACGGTAGATACAGCCGGAGCTAAATTGTTAGAACAAGGTGTCAATATTCAATCAGATGCTTATATGGCTATGACTGTTCGCGATGGCTCGGCTTTAAAAACAGCATTGTTAAATAACTTCACCCCTGTATTTAATGAAAACATCGTTCGTCAATCAGCTATCGGTCACTTGTCTTATTTTGACGTTTTCCAAAGCCAAAATATTGTTTCACATACTGCTGGTGTAGGTCCTCGTTTACATCAAGCCGATACATTATTGATCAATGGTGCTGTAAGTTCTGGCAGTACTTTGGTAATGGACGGCGCAACTGTGTCAGTCACCAATTACTTTCTACCAGGTGATTTGATTTCAATTGCAGGTGTGACAAGTGTTAATCCATTAGGTCGTCAATCAACTGGCCAAAACATGCAGTTTGTTGTGACAGCAGCAGCAAGTTCTACCGGTGGTGGTGCTCTGACGGTTTCTGTAGCTCCATCTATTATCAGCGATACATCCTCGCCATTACAAAACGTGAGCAATGCAATTCCTGATAATGCAGTGGTTACAATGATCGGTACTCACAATGTCAATGTGGCTTATCCTTCACGCGCATTGGATATCGTCTGCCCACCTTTGTATAAATTACAAGTGCCATACGCAAGCGTTGCAATTGATCCAGAAACGGGTTTATCGCTCGCTGTGACACAAACTGGTGATATTTTGGGTTATCAAAACTATATGCGTATTGATATTTTGTGCGGCTTCAAATGGCACCCACAATACGCAAGTGTTGTTTTATCATAGGAAAATCATATGACATTAGCTTGTGTTTATCATCCAGAGCTAGAAATGCGTGTTGTGAGTTTTGAAGATAGAGACAAGCTCGTGGCAAGTGGTGAATGGTATAATCATCCGGATTGTGAACGAAAAAATAACAATGAGGTAACTCAAAATGAAAGACAGATACGACGGCGTAAAAGGAAAGGAATCAGCATCAGCGAACAGCCGACAAGCGCGGCTTGAAGCTGAACATAATGCTAAAGATGCTTTTGTTAAAAAAACACAAGCAGATCAAGCACGTTTTGCTGGTAAAGCTCCAAATCTTAAAAAAGAGTCAATGGAATTTAATGCGTATATGTGCAATAACGGCGCACATGCTCAAGATTTTGCACGCGATTTGACCAAAGGATTAGATAAAACGGCTTTTCCTCTTAAATAATTATGAATAGAGGGCATTATAATGGCTCAAGTAGTCCGTACGACAAATGATGTTATTATAAATGCCCTTTATCTCACGGGAGAGTTAGGAGTAGGCGAAACCCCCGATAATTTCATGCTAATAACAGGTTTAGACTTGTTAAATGAAATAATCGACAAATTTTCGTCTGATAGTATCTATATTCCGTTTTTAACGACCATTAATTTTAATTTTGTGGTTGGGCAAGATGAATATTCAATATCTGATATGGTCGCATCCGATATCACAGCCGATCGAGTAGTAGATTTGAGTTTTGCCAATTACACAGTACCCACTACTGGCCCAACTCAATTAGTTTACCCGTTACGAATTATAAGCAAAGCCACGTATTGGAATGTGGTAAGACAAACCAATCTAACCACACGACCAGGCTTTATTTTCTTAAATAAACAAGCGCAACAATCTTTTGTAACAGTTTATCCTATTCCTGATCAAACATACCTTTGCACCATCCAAGTCAAAGGAATGATTAATAAATTAGAACAACAAGATTCGCTAGGTGAATTACCGCCCAGTTATTACGGATTTTTAAAATACGCACTTGCTCGTAAATTCATTTCATATTATCCATCGGCTAATTGGCCAGCACAAAATGAAATGGAATATCAGGATTATTACACAACACTTAAAAATACAAATGAAACTGATTTAACTATTCGTCCGTCAGTTATTCTAACAGCTCCCGAACCATTCTACTGGCCTAATATCTTGTCGTATTAATGAGGGTATATGCTTAAAACACAAGATTTTGACATTGTAGGCAGTTACAACAATCAAAGAAACTCAACGGTTGATGCAGAGCGTAGTATTAATCTTTTTGAATATCGCGATCCGCTTGGAAAAAAACCTAAATCTTTATTTTATACATCCGGTTTAATCGATGAAGAAAAAGAATTTACGGGCCAAACTAAAGGCGTGCGTGCGCAATATGTTTTACTAGGCTTTATGTATTTAATTGTAGGTAAAGGTGTTTATCGAATTGATAGTAACAATGTATTGACTTTATTGGGCACTCTTTTGAACACTGATTCAGGTTATGCTGCAATTGACGCAAATAGTTTTCAGATTATTTTTGTAGACGGTGTGGATGGTTATATTTGGGATACAACCACAGAGGTTTTCACCCAAATAACAGATACAAATTTTCCAAAGAACCCTTTAGATGTTTGCACCCTCGATAATTTTTTTGTGGTAATTGAAGGCGGTACAAATAATTTACAATTATCAATGTATGACCAGGGCTTAGTGTGGGGTACTAACACCCAAACATTCACAGATAATACAGCCAATAACTGGCTAATTTTGGCTTCTACAGATAATTATCAAACAGGCGTACCATTTACAGTCACAACCACTGGCACGCTACCACCGCCTTTATTAGTGGGTACAACGTATTATGCAATTCATGTTGATGCCACGCATATTAGAGTTGCAGCGACTTTTGCAGACGCGCAAGCCAATATCCCCATTGTTTTATTAGCAGGTAGTGCGCCCACAAATACGATTGTGGCCTCAGGACAATTTCAACAAGGAAAAGTTGAAACGCATCCAGGGACATTAGTGGCCTGTCGTACTTTGCATCGACGATTATTTTTATTCACGCAGTATTTTACCGAAGTTTGGGAAAATGCAGGCATTGGCACTAATCTTCCATTTCGTCGAAACAATTCTCTTTTGATGGAATATGGTTGTGCTGCGATTGGAAGTGTAGCAGTTGGCTTTGATGTGATGATATTTTTATCAGCCGATCGCGATGGATTAGGTGCTGTTATGATGGTTGAAGGCACGCAATCAATACCGGTGAGTACTCGCGCACTTGATTTTGCACTAGCACGAGATGCTGCAATATTAGAAATATCAGATTGTCGTGCATTTTTTGTTAAAGAAAATGGATTGATTTTTTATCGTCTTAATTTTACGCAAGCAAATCACACCTACGTTTACAATGTCACACAATCAATCCCTGATAATGACGCAACAAAATTCTGGCATGAAGAAGAAGTATTGAATGGTGATCGACATCCTGCTCAAACGCATGGATATTTTAACGGCATTAATTATGTGGGTCATTATCTACTGCCCATTCTTTATAGACTAAGCGTGAATGCATATACAAATGCTGGTGAAACTATAAAACGAACACGAATTACGCGCAGTTTTGCGCCTCCTGGCTATCAAAGAATAAGAGTGGATAGACTTCAATTGGATTTATTACAAGGACAAGAAGTTCCTAACACGCCAGAAGCCCTGGAAATATTCTTATCAATTTCAAAGGATGGATCACAAACCTATGGTTATGCAAATTCAGCGCCATTAGGAGCTGTAGGGGAACGATCATTTCGTACTGTTTTTAGAAAATTAGGAACCATTCCACGCGGTCAGCCCTGGGTTGTAAAAATAGAATTTTATGAGCACTACCCATTAATTATTTTAGGTGCATCTTGGGCAGTTGCCAAATTACCGGAGTAAAAAGATGGCGAATGATTTTGATCAAATGCCTTTGTATGACAAATTAGTAAGTGATGATCATATTCATATGAGTGAAATATGGAAAGATTATTTCGCAACTTTTTTCATGGATTTAACAAGTTATTTATCAGGCAGTGGGATATTTCCGCCTCAACTAACAACAGCGCAAAGAGATGCTAGGACAAGCACAAGAAACGGACAATTAATATATAATACTGATCTAGATAGTTTGCAATATTTGAAAGCAGGCGTTTGGACATCAATTTAAGGATACGATCATGCCAAATTTACCACCTCCTGCATTTACAAATACACCTCAGTCATCTTCTGGTGGGCATAAATTTGGGCCTACAGAATGGGGTCAAATAGCCGGTGCTGCTGGCAATATGATTAATAATTTTAATAATGACGCAGTTAATCCCTATAACGATGCTATGAGTCAATATGGTCAATGGAACCAACAAGCTGCTAATCAATTAAATCCCTATTCTCAAGCTGGTTCGGGAATGATTCCGCAATATCAAGCATGGTTAAAAAGCATGCAAAACCCGGCAGAATTTCAAAATCAATTGATGCAGCATTATCAAGAATCGCCAACCGCCCAATACATGCAACAACAAATGGTAAGACAAGCACAAAATGCCGGTTCAGCCGAAGGAACCGTTGGAAGCACTCCCTATACACAACAAGTCGAACAAACTGCCGGAAATATTTCTGAACAAGATATGAATAATTGGATTAGTAATGTGTTGGGCATTAATTCTCAATATGGTCAAGGGATGGGAAATATGATTGGTATGGGTGAGAATGCAGGAAATGCACTTTCATCCCTCTATGGTGATGAAGCTATCGGTATGGGGGATTTGGCCTACAATCAAGGCACCGCACAAAATCAGCAAAGTGGTGGTTTTATGAGTGATCTAGGCAGAATAGGCGGTGCTGTTGGCGGATTCTATGCAGGTGGGCCTGCGGGTGCTCTGGCAGGTGAACAAGCCGGCGCCCAATTATAAGGATTAAAAGATGCGTATTCCAATGTTAACAAATTATGCTGCAATGCCTGGTGGTCTTCCTAATGCTGTAGCACAAGCAAATAATGCCCTGTTAGCTTCCACTTATCAGAATCAAGTACAACAAGCGGCTGGACAATATGCGCCTCAAATGCAACAAGCGCAAATTGCCAGTTTAAGAATATCGCCAATTGCACAAGTATTAGGAAATCCCTACCTATCAAGCACTATGGATGCCAATACGCGCAGCACACTTTTAAATGCATTATTATCAGGCGTTGAAACTGGGGGTGGGTCCGCTGGTACTGCCTCAATGCCTGGAAATAATAATGGTGTGGTTAATAATTTAAATCCTGGTGTTAATAGTGCTGCCCCAACCAATGCGTTTGCAGCACCGCCTGTTAATCCAAATTCACCGAATAATATTAATGCGCATGTGATTGCTCAAACGGGTGGTACAGCAAATGCGCCTTTAGTATCGGGCGCGCAACAAAATATTGCGGATGTAAACAACTTACAGGCATTATTAGGCACTGCTCAAAATCCAGGACCTTTAGGCAAGCAATTAATGGCTGGCGGTAATGTAGGTGATTTTTTCAGTCAAATTTTTCCAGATGTAAATACACAGGGATACAATGCAACAACAGCGGCTATCGCTAAAATTAATAGTTTGTACCCTAATTTAATGACCGTACCCGCATTGGGAACTGGACAAAGTGGCCAATCAGTTTTTAATAATGCATTAACTCAATTGAATGCATTAAAACAAAAATATTTACCACAACAAGCAGCTAATATTGTAGCAGGCCAAACAGGAAATGTGAGACCTAATAATAGTAGTATGCCAATATCTAATACTCCATTGGGTTATAAAAATGTCGATGAATTTACAACTAACTATATGAACATGCAAAATAATTCTGCACAAAGAAGTCAATTATTACAAAATTTTGCTGCCCAAGAATATGATGCTGACCATGGGGTGGGCGCATGGAATAACGCAACACCACAACAAAAAACACAACAATTAATTTTGATGGACAAATTAGCCAGAGTACCCGGACAATAATATGACTGATGCAGCCCTACAATTAGCTCTTAATAATGTAAATGGTCCAAGTAGCGCGCCTAATTCAGCAAATCAAAATGCTGATCCCGCATTGCAATTGGCCCTTAATAATATTAATCCTACAAAGAGTCCTAATAATAATGTTTCTACATCACCACAAAATATAGACCCGGCATTACAAACAGCCATCCAAAATACTAATAATCCCGCTGCGAGTCCCGCTAATCCATCTTGGGAACATCAATTGGGCCAAGGTATTGCAATGCCGGTAACCTCTTTACTTAATTACATCAGAGATACTATCAATACTCCTTCATCAATTTTAAATGCTATTCGCAATAATTATCCTCAAAAAGTTTTAAGTGCTTTACCCGCTCCATTTAATTTAATTAGTAAAAATGTGCCAAATGAATTTCCTTCCTATAATCCAAATACAATTGCACAGACAAAAGAATTAACTGGAATACAAATTGACCCTACTTCTTTTAATAATAAATTAATTAATACGGGTGAAAATGCAATAAATGCTTTAACAATAGCAAGATCAGCAATGCCAGTATTAGAAGGTGTAGGGAATTTGGCTGAAAAATTATTTGGATTTAATGCGCCTGTAAAACCACCAGTTGTAGCACTTCCAGCTAGGCCAAATTTAGCAGAACATCCAGCGGTTCCAACTCTCACACAATCGACAGAAAGTGCGCCAACTCCTGTGAGTGTTCCACAAAGACCTACACCTGATATATTGCCACCACCGCCTGCTTTGGCTGAAATTCCAGATGCTCCAACGGTGCCGAGTCCAATCACACCAAATTCTGATGCGACCCCACTTTTTAGTAATGCGCGCGGGAATCATCAACTAGCAAATGACACAGCCACACAATTACAAAAAATTGCACCGATTTTATATAAATCAGATATCGGTTTGTCGAGCAATGGCATAGGAAATGTGGCCGAAAATATCGCGAATCAATATGATATTGTCCAAGATGACGCATCACAATTATTTAATTCAAAAGAACCTTACGGTCAAGAAGTACCAACAATATTACTTCCTAAAGCTTCTCCTGTAATTGACCCAACAAAAACATTAACTTTTGAAAATGGTCAAGAATTCAAGCCATATCAATTACAAGGATTGCAAAAAGATTACCCGAATGATTTTCAGCATTTACAAAAAATTTACCAGAAACAATTCCCTGTACAAAACCCTGTAAAAGATTGGTTATCACCTGATGAATTCACAATTGGTAAAAAAATGGGTGGCTCTCAATTTCAGCAAATTTTAAAAAATCCATCTATTAATAACCTTGAAGATTGGCAACAACAAGTGGGAAGAATGAGTGCCGCCTCTCCTAATCCTAACGATGCTTATAATGGCTTTCAATTATCAAATAAAATTCAAGACCTAATACAGGGTCATTTGGAAAAACTAGATAAATTAAACAATACTAATATTGCTCCTGTATATGGGAGCGCACGTGCATTTTATCGTGATAATGTAATGCCTTTTAGAGCTAATCCTACTTTATATTCAGTTGCCACGGGTAACTATCCTGACGCAGAACCCGACACTGTTTTAGATGCTATTCAAAAAGGACAACGAGGGGTTCGAGAGTATGGAACGGACCCTGTAACGGGCCGAGCATTAGGAAAAATTCCTCTAACACATTCACTATCAAAAATGGTCCCAGATTTAAGTAGGTTAGCTGAATATAAATCAAATCAAGATTTGACAAATTTAACCGAAGGACGGGGAATTTCTTCACCTGAAGATTTGCAAGATATTTTAAAAAAAGCATTTGTGAATGGAAAGTTATCCCCAGACCATCCTTACGGACAACTTTTATCTAAATTAAATAAATCACTTTATTTAAAAAATGAAAGTAACAATCTTTTAAATTATCATTTATCTGATATTGCTGAAAAAAACAAAAGTTTAAAAAATATATATGAAAATGAAATGGCACTTCATAAACAAAAAATTGCTGATATCAATGCACAAAATAAAAGAGCGTTACAATTGCACAAAGAAGAATCTTATAGAGTTAACAATAAGAATAAAGCTGATCTACAAGACTATAAGAATAATAAACAAATGGTAGATGCTCTTAATAAAGATAATATGCAAAAATATAAACAGAAATTACAGAGTATTTCTGACCAAAACAAAATAAATATGAGAAATTATCGCCAAACTAGAAATGTGGTGAGCGCTCATAATAAAGAAGTGATGCGTGTTCATAAAGAAAACCTGAGTCGTATAAAAGAACTCAATAAATTTAACCAAGCAAAATATGATCAAGAATTTCAAGATGCTAAAGAGAAATATGATAATCACCCGCTTCAACTGGCAAGAAGGGCTGTTAAATTTATCTTAAAACATAAAACATTGAGTGCTCTCACATTGATGCGTTTAAAATGATATTAATGTAGAATAATTTTTATACAAAAGGACTGCATTGTGACTATATCCTATCAATTAACCCCAATTCCAAAATGGTACATCGCTGATCTAGCGGGTAAGCCATTGGGTGCGGGCTATATGGAGACTTTTTCAAGTTTAGATCACAATGTCGTGAAATTGGTCTATCAAGATGCAGCCGGAGCAACTCCTTGGCCTGCTCAAATTGATTTTGATGCAAATGGTTCACAAGGTCCGTTTTATTGGAAACTTGATACCGATAATCCGCTCGAAAAATATTACATCCGAGTTTATGATATTAACGGCGTTTTTCAGTGGGATATTGACGACTATACGCCTGAAGTTGATCCCGTAACACCTCCTTCTTCTCGTGGTTTAGAAAATTTAATTGTTAATAATGTGATGATTAATAATTTTGGTGCGTCTGCCAATCCCATTGCTTCAACAGCATTTAAAATTGCCAGCGGTGCACATTCAAAATTAGCGCAAACAAGTTCGAATTTTTCACCTGATATTTGGTTTATTAAAAATAATTTGAATGCCACAGATCAATTATCATTTGTTGATTTCACACTCGGCGATAATCCTTTCACGCCAGATATAACACCTGGCCAATATTTACGATATGTTTGCACGGCTGCCGGAGCAGGTGAAACAACTAAAAAAGTTCAATTCCCTATTACTCAAAATGTTCAAAATTTAACTGAACAAGAAGTAACATTTTCAATTTGGATACGATGCAATTCAGGCTCAGCACTTTTTACAGCATCCCTCATACAATTTTTTGGTGATGGCGCTGGTGCTTCCACTTCCGTCACAACCACAATAACATTATCCGACACATTAGGTGTCTCTTGGAAGCAATTAACCGGAACTGTTACGATTCCTTCTGTTTCAGGTAAAACCATCGGCGGATGTTATAATGATGGTTTATTTTTAGCATTAAATTACCCACAAAGCACCACTACTTCAATTGATTTCACAAAACCTTGTTTATATGTGGGTGAAGTGACGCTGGTAGAAGAATTTCAAACGAATGATAAAATAGAAGCTGTGACTAACTCAAATAGAACGGGGGATATAATAGTCACTTGGGCTACCAATCCTCGTTTTGGTTATGTTCCTGCTAATGATGGATCAATCGGAACGACAGGAACAGGTGCTACAACTCGTTCAAATAGGTACCAGAAACGTTTGATGTAGAAACTACGCGTACTGGTGTTAAGCCAGCGAATAAATTGTATTGTTGAAAACTCATATTTTTCTCCGTTAGAAAATAAAAAAATTTTAA